GATGATTACAGAGTATTTACCTGTAATTTTAACAGCGGTTATGACGGCTATTGTCGGTTTTGTAAAATCGAAGTATACAAAAATCGCAAATGACAGCATTAAGAAAGATGTGGCGGCTACAACAGTTAAATACATAGAACAGATTTATAAAGACGTTCACGGTACAGAAAAGCTTGAAAAGGCTAAAGAAACCATGCTTGCCCTGCTTGAAGAAAAGGGCATTAAGATTTCCGATGTAGAGCTTGTTATCTTGCTTGAAAGTGCTGTTAAGGATATGAACTATAAATCACTCACAGATTTTATTGACGAGGTTAAGAATGGCGGTGAGTAATTATGAACACAGTTAAGGAAATTGCTACCTATTGTGGAAGTATTACAACCATTTTGGCACTGATAACAATTATTGTTAAACCAATCAGGAATAGATTTGTAGGGTGGATTTCAAAAACAAGTGGCAAAGATAATCTAAATAAAAAAATAGATAAATTAACAGCATTAGTGGAAAGACAGGTAGAACAGAACCAAAGCATGGAAACTCAGTTGCAAAAACAAAGTTTGGCTTTGCAGGCTACGCTGAGAAATTCTATTTTAGCGATTTATAATTCAAGAATGAAAGAAAATAGTATCTCGCTATATGAAAAAGAAAATCTCGCAAGGCTATACGAAAGCTATTCATCTATTGGTGGCAATAGTTTTGTGCATAACTGTGTAGACGAATTAAATAAACTGCCTGTAAAGGAAGATTAATTGGAAAGGAAGTATACATATGGCAACAACAATAAAAGGTATAGATGTTTCCCATTGGCAGGGTACTAATGTAGATTTTAACAAAGTAAAAAAGGCAGGATATGACTTTGTTATGATAAACGCAGGCTACGGCAAACATATCGATCAGAAAGACGAATGTTTTGAAACCAATTACAAAAAGGCAAAATCAGCAGGACTTAAAGTTGGTGCTTATTGGTATTCATATGCTCTAACAAAGGCAGAAGCCGAATTAGAAGCCAAGGTGTTTCTTGAGGCAATCAAGGGTAAAACTTTTGAAATGCCTATTGCTTTTGATATAGAAGATTGTACACAGTGCGATTTATCGGCTTCTACTATAGGTAGTATAATTAATGCTTTTTGCGGTTATTG